TCGAGTGTGAGCTGGATGTCCGTGAGTTCGATAGTAACCTCTCTGAAGTAACTCTCAGGGAGTTTACAGATATGTCGAACTTGCTGTTTGGCAAACTGTTTACCAAGATAGATAGAGATATCTATTACGGTAGAACAGTCCCTAAGCATGGTCCAGGGTCAACTGCCGATCGTATTTCTGGAAATCAGAAATACAATCAAGCAGTCTGGACTACACGTCTCGATTCCATCTTTCCGATGGGCGAGTACCTTCTCCCTAGCTGGAGTTATTATTCCCAGCTTGAGAAGGTTGATATCCACGAACCTGGTTCTGAGGTACCCGTTAAGGTTACCTTAGTTCCTAAAACGCTGAAGACACCTCGAGTTATTGCTATGGAGCCTACCTGTATGCAGTATATGCAGCAGGCTGTGCTCCGTACTTTTCTCGAGCACTTCTATAAGGATGACTTCCTTAAGAAAGTTATCGGATTCGATGACCAGGAGCCTAACCGGCAAATGGCCTATCAAGGTTCTCTAGACCAGAGAACCGCAACGCTCGATTTGAGCGATGCTTCCGATAGAGTGTCTAATCAGCTCGTCCGTTCCATGTTTAATCGGTGGCCCCATTTGAAGGGGGCCGTCGAGGCAACTAGGTCCAGACGGGCAGAACTTCCATCAGGCGAAGTAATTCGCTTGTCGAAGTTCGCGTCTATGGGTTCAGCACTTTGCTTTCCGATAGAAGCAATGGTTTTTACTACCATGATCTTCGTCGGGATTCAGAGATCGCTTAACAAGCCCCTAGGTCGGAAGGACCTTTTTGGTTTTTCCGATTCGGTGCGAGTCTTTGGGGACGATCTAATTGTCCCTACGGACCACGTGCGTTCCGTTGTACAGACGCTTGAGCATTTCGGTGCTCGAGTTGGTCTGGATAAGTCTTTCTGGACTGGAAAGTTCAGAGAGTCTTGTGGCCGTGAGTACTTTAATGGGCACGACGTAAGTATTACGCGTGTCCGGCAAGTGTTCCCGGAACAACGGAGTAACGCTACTGAGGTAGTCTCGGCTGTGAGTCTCCGGAACCAACTCTTTATGAGTGGTTATTGGCAGACTTGCAAATGGCTGGATGTTAAGCTTGAGAGGATTCTCAAGCATTTTCCAGCTGTTTTGCCGGACTCCCCTGTATTGGGTAGGGTTTGTTCTTTGGGCTTTGAAACCCAACGAACTCATCCCACTTTGCACAGCCCCCTAGTCAGGGGCTATGTAGTGAAGGCCAGATCACCCATCGATAAACTCGATGGGCCTGGTGCCCTCCTCAAGTGTTTATTGAGGTTGGACACTGATGATTGGATGGAGGCTAATAACCTCTTCCGTCACCAATCCAACGTCTCCTTAACAAAGGAGATCACCGTACCCACGGTGCATGATAATCACTTGGAGCGTTATGGTCGCCCCAAGTCGATCAGCATACAACTTGGGTGGAGGTCGCCCCTCTAAAGGAGCGGTCGGACCAGCGTTTCACAACCTGGC